CGAAGTCTATAAGTCTGGATACGCATTTAAAAATAAGTGTTGGTTTCTAGACTGGCATAAACAAGAATCAATTGATTTATTAGAAAGTTCTACAAACAGTTCTGAACTTATTGACCTAATCAAACAAGGTGTACCAGAAGAATATATCTTTGAGAACGATAGGAAAGACAGTAACAAAGTTGTTATTCGTGGTAAGTTACCTAAACTAAAATGGACAGACCCAGACTTAGAGATACACAAGAAAAGTCCAAAGACTATGAGAGATGTGGGTGTGTTTATTACTTGGTTACAAGATGATATGGTAAATGATATTACAAGTTTTAGAGGTCGTAATGCTGGTGGAACTGCAATGTGGTTAGCTTGTGAACAAGGTGCAGAGAATGTTTATATGATGGGATTTGATTTATCTGTTCCAGATAAACCTCTCAGTCACCTCTATCCAGAAACAACGCACTTACCAACATCTGCAAAAGACAATGGGTTCGACAGTATCAACTGGCAAACACAAAACAAAAAGGTGTTTAGAAAGTTCCCAAAAACAAATTTTTATTGGGTAACAAAGTCAGTAGAAGAACAGCTGTTAGTAGACCAATTCAGTATGTGTAAGAATGTAACATTTTTAACTTATGGAGATTTAGAAGTATGGAAGTAATGGTTTATGGAAATGGTGAGTCAAGAAACAAATTTGACAAACTTCGATTTATGGGTAACTACACAACTTGGGGCTGTAATGCAATCTATCGTGATTTAAATGTAGATAATCTTGTATCAGTAGATTACGCAATGCAACAAGAGATATATGAATCTGGTTATGTTAGAGATAATGTGTGTTACTTCACAGATTGGAGTGTTATACCAAACGCAGATGATATGTTACTCAAAACTATGAAGATGGATTTTGAACCACATATGATTCACGAAACATTACAAATAGATAGAACGGATTGTGTTATTCAAGGTAAAGACCCAAAGACAGCTGAAAGAAATATCGCAGAAGCACTTGACTTCAATCCAGATTTAGATTATAATGACCTTAAACTCAAGGCAGAAAAAGATACAGGTTTGTATATCACTTGGGTTGGTAAGGACAAAGTAAAGAATGTAGAGTACCCTAGAGAGTGGTGTGCTGGTACAACAGCTATCCACCTTGCGTGTCAACAGGGTGCAACAAAGGTATATATGTTAGGATTTGATTTATCCAGTTATGACAGTCCCCTAAATAACATATACAAGGGAAGTAATAATTATCTTCCTGAATACGCAAAAGGGTTCAATCCAGTAAACTGGAATTTGCAATTAGGAGCTATCTTCGGAGAGTTCAAAGATGTGGAATTTATCTGGGTGAATCCTGTCCATACATCATTAGATGGTGTGAGGGCTAAATTTAAGAATGTTAATTTTTTAACATACGAACAACTATACGATAGCATACGATAACATAAGGAGAAATATAATGTCGTTAGATAAACTTAAATCAACTAATAACCTTGACAAACTACTCAGTGCAGTCAAGGAAGATAACAAAGACCCTTCAGAAAAGAAATCCTATGTAGACGAAAGACTATGGAAACCAGAACTAGATACATCTGGTAATGGTTACGCAGTTATTCGTTTCCTACCAGCGATTGAAGGTGAAGACTTGCCTTGGGTCAAACTCTTTAGTCATGCGTTTCAAGGGCCTACTGGTCAATGGTATATTGAGAACTCAAGAACTACCTTAGGCAGAGGTGACGTGGGTAAAGACCCAGTGTCAGAGTACAACACTTCTTTGTGGAACTCTGGTGTAGAAACTGACAAAGAGATTGCAAGAAAACAAAAGAGAAAGTTATCTTATTACTCAAACATTTATGTTGTGAGTGACTCTAAAAACCCACAGAATGAGGGTAAAGTTTTCTTGTTTAGATATGGTAAGAAGATATTCGACAAACTAATGGCTGCAATGCAACCAGAGTTTGAAGATGAATCACCTATCAATCCTTTTGATTTCTGGAAGGGTGCAAACTTTAAGTTGAAGATTAGAAAAGTTGATGGTTATTGGAACTATGATAAGTCAGAGTTTGAAGCTCCATCTGCAATTCTAGATGACGATAGTGCGATTGAAAGAATTTGGAAAGAACAGTATTCACTGGCTGACTTCACAGCACCAAGTAATTTCAAATCATACGAAGAACTTAAGACTAGGTTAGATGCAGTTCTATCTGGTAAACAAGTGGTAAGTAATCAAACTGTTGAGGACGAACCTATTGCACAACCAAAGGTAGATACGAAACCTGTTGAGAATAAACAAGTTGAAGATGAGGACACTATGGACTACTTCAATAAACTTGCGAATGCTTAATCTGCGTTAGCAACTTCTACATGAAGTGAATTGTTGTGNACAACNNNTTTTGAATNGTTGTTCACAACTTCTTGTTTTGAATTATTTGATTGGTCAACATTTGTGTTTTGAACTATAGTGGTTTGACCACCCTCCATTTTATTTAATGCGTTTTCATTCATTGCATCTGCACTACCACCTGTTTCAGATGACGCAGCAATATCATTTGCATTCCCAGTGTTCATAACACTATCAAAAGTTTCTGCGAATGCTTCTTGAGGTGTTTTACCGCCAGGTAGTGCAGCTTTGAATGCAGCTTTTCCACCTAGAGCAATTGCTTTAAACAAATTTCTTATACTCTGAAGAAACTCATCTATTTTTTCTATCCCACTTTTAATTTTATTCAACACATCTAATGTGTTAATACTAAATTTAGACCTGAATGATTCAATGTCATCACCTATACCACGAAAAAATCCAACAAAGTCATCTATACCTTTTGATATACTTTCTTTTATCTCACTGAATATAATCATTTGAGTTTTAACAATCTCAACTATTGGTTCAAATATACCGTTAAAAAAGTTTCCTACATCTTCCATTGTTTTATTAAATGCATTTACAAAAGGTTCTTTAATGAACTTATTAAATTTTTCTATTATGGATTCTTTTAGATTAGGTAAAAGGTCAGGGAAAAACTTATCTATTAATTTTTTAGGTAATGTAAAAATAAAAGTAACACTTTCTACAAACCCATCAACAAATGCGAAGAATGACTCTTTTAGTGTTCCACCCTCTAAGTATGTTTTAATACCTGCTAGTAATCCCTCTATAATACCAATACCAGCTGTTATTATTGTACCAACAAATGGAACACCTAAAAGTGCAACTTTTAATCCAGTAAAAACACTTTTTATAATAAGACCAATGTTTTTTCTAAGTGTTTTTTTCATTCCTTCATAAAGTTGTCCAAAGAAACCACCTATTTGTTTGAAAAATCCCCCTTTTACTTTGTTTGCATCTGCAGCTTTCTTTATATCATCTCCTCCCAAACCCATAAATCTAAATAATCTTCTCAGGAAAAATTTCTTAGAGAAAGGGTTAAAAAGTGTATTAAGAAATCCAATTAATCTTGTTCTAAACTTTTTACTGAATATTGCAAAAACTCCAGCAAACTTTGCAATATCAGTAAGAACATCTGTCAAATTATCTATTCCTATTTTATCTCCTATACGGTCAATTAATTCACCAACAGGTTTAAATTTTTCATTTAGTTTTGGTAAAAATCCTAATATTGTATCAATTCTTTTTAGAATAGTTTCAAAAAGAGGACTGTTGAGAAAAAGTGGTAACAAGGCTAGAAGTGCGAAAAGTTTTGTCTTACCTATGAATCCACCAAAATCAAATAGACCACCTTTATCGGTTAAACCTTTTTTTAAATCCTCAAACCCTTTAGGTATCTGTGCGAGAGGTTTAAGTAATTTTTTTAAAAAAGATTCTTCACCTTTTTTCTGTGACATTCTTATAGACATTGACGGTGTCAGTTTAAATATACCTGACACCCTATCAAGTATTCGTTGTAAAAAAGTTTTATTGATATCTTTTAATTGGTCAACCTTTTCATCAACCTCAGTGGTGCCCTCATCTTTCGCAAACTTTTCACTTCTACCTGCTAGTATTATTGCATTTCCTATTTCACCAGCGTTTTGTTTTATTGAAGACGCAAGTGATGGGTCACGATTACCTTCTTCAAGTAACATATTAGTTTTTTGTTGTTCTTGAATGAGTATCTTAAAATCTTCTGAGGTTACTGCAGCCATTACTTTTTCTTCTTATCTACATACGCATTCGCACCAAAGAATGCAGCTACTAATGCTGAGATTGCAACAAAGTATGTGGGTGCAATATCTGCTAGTAGTTGTCCTGTTGTTTCATAACCTATGAGGTCTGCAATCACGATACCGATTGGATATACTAACATACCCATCAATGCAAACCAAGTCATCTTTCTCATTGCATCACGTCTTGCATCTGCGTCCTCTAGTTCTTTTCTTTTAAATTCTAAATCCATCTCTAATTCTTCTTTTGAGATGTGTCCATCACCATTTATATCTTTTTTCGCAACTTCATCATCAACAGTCTTTGTTATCTTATCTGACATTTGACTATCCTCTCTTTTGGTTCTCCTTCTCAATTCTCTCATTCTCTTTTTTTATGTGTTCCATCAATAAACCAACATAAATCTCTCTTTCCCACGGCATCATATCATCTAACTCTGTTAAACTATATTTATGGTGTTGCATCATTGCGAAGTTTGTTTTATAATAATTATTGAGACTCTCGTGTGAGAGTCCTATACTAAAAAATTTGAGAGGCCCTCCACAACCACCTCACTTTTGACTTTCGTGTTAGGATTGGTAACTTTTACTACATGACGAAGTTTTGGCATTGTATCAAAAAATTGAATAACACTTTCTAACTGTGAGGTGGACATTGAGTCTATAAATTCTTCTAATTCTTTGTCATTTATATCTACTCTGTTAAAAACTTTATCTCCATGATGTATCTCACTAATACATTTACTTAATATTCCAAAAACCATTGACATTTGATTATTTTCTCCATCTGCTATTATACCTTTCATATCACCTAACAATGGGTATCTAAAAACCATTTTTACATTATCAGATATTTGCACTTCATTAGAGTGATTTGCAGTCATTTGAACACTTATATCTTGTAGGTTCAGTTTAACATTTACTTTTGTTTTTTTATCATCTGGACAAGTAACTGACACCTCAGTGGTTTCACCGACAGACTTTGAACGAATTTGTAAAAACACATATTCAATATCAAATAAAGGAGATGATTGTGCATCTACTTTATTAAATGTGCAAGAACTTACTAAATCTGACACTGCATTTGCAATCTCCTCATCTTTTCCAGACTCTTGAGCCATCAGTAATATTTTCTGTTCTCTCACGAGAAATGGACGATAGTTTATTTTTTCATTTGTTGATGGTAACACCAATTGATATGTTGGTGTTTGTAACTTTGGTAAAGCCATTATATTATCCTTATAATCTAGTCAATACTTTAGGTATTGCTCCTCTAATTTCCCTCTCAACTCCATTTAATACTACCTCACCTATTCTATCTAATAAAGGTTTAGGTAAATCTGCCTCATCTGTTAAGTTTTTAAAATATCTATATTTAAAAGTCACACTAACTTTCTGCACATCTGATGCTGGTTGATATGATAATTGTTGTTCTGCAACAGTTGTTGGAAAACACTCAATTAATTTTACACCAAATGTTTTATTATTGTTTTCATCTAGTTGATGTATGTCTAAAGAACCTACATACTTATCATAATACTCAAACGCAAAAGTTCTATTGTCAAAAGAAAGTCTTTGCCACGTTTCAAAAAAAGTTCTTTCTCTCATATCAGTAGAACACTGAAACACACCTGTAATATCACCATAGGTGTAACCTGTCACCACATCTTTTAATGGGCCATATAAATTTACATCACCTGTTGTATCAAGTGTTCGGCCTGGAAAAGATATAGACTCACAACGCAAACTTGTTCTTCTTGTTGTACCCTCACTTGTTTTTTGGGGCATCAAGATTGACATAATATTTGTATCAGAACCACCTGACTTACCACCAACTCCACTAGGTGGGTGAAGTGTTACTTCGTACCTTGATGGTTTTGCATATCCATTCTGGTCACGAAAACCAGAAAGTATCTCATTTATGACACCATACGCAGTTCCCTCTATAAGTCCACCTATATTAAATTTAGGCATTATGCTCTTCCTTGTCCTCTATAATTTTTATTACTTCTTCTTTTATGTTTATTCATAGTTGAAGTAATTGGATTTCTACCAATTGAAGTTCCTTTTTTTACATGGTCTATTGCGACCTTTGTTGAAAA